CGCAAGGGGCTTTGGCAGACCTACAGCGGCCCCAAGATCCGGCAGACCCTGCAGGTAGGAAAACAATCCGCTCAGTGGTATTCCGGCTACGATCAGCTGCTCAACCCGGCGATCGACCTGTTCAACGACGCTTTCTACGACCCGAAGATGGTCGTGATCCCGATCATCCTCAGCTATCAGGAGATCCTCAACAACGAAGGTGAAAACCAGTTGATGGATGTCTACGAGAGCTACATCGCCGCGGCCGAGAAAGGCCTCGAAGACGCGATGGATCAGGGCATCTACTCCGACGGCACCGCCAACGGCAACAAGCAGATCACCGGCCTCGCCGCGGCCGTGCCGATTGTCATCACGTCGGGTGTCTACGGCGGCATCGACCGCGCCTCCGCCACGATCTGGCGCACCGGCGCCTTCGACGCGCACAGCTTCATGGCCGGCGTGACGCAGGTGACGTCGGTAACGGTCCGCCCGCTGCTCAACTACATCATGACGCAGCGATCGCGCGGCCGCGACTACGCGGATCTGCTGCTCATGAGCCCCGAGCACTACGCGGCCTACGACGCCGCAACGATCGCGATCCAGCGGCAGCAGAACGAGACATCGCTGGGCAAACTAGGGTTCTCGGCGCTGGAATACATCGGTGGCGGCAAGCGGGCCGAGATCGTGCTCGACGGCGGCATCGGATCCAACATGCCGCCCAACACAACCTTCGGTATCAACACCGATACGCTCCGGCTGCGTTATCACCCGAGCCGCAACTTCGACAAGCTGTTCGAGGGTGAAGGGATGATGCCGATCGACAAGGACGCCATCGCTCAATTCATCGGCTGGATGGGCGAGCTGACGATGACAAACCCCTTGTTTAACTGGCGTATGTTCGACAGCAACCCGGCGGCTTGATGCACCTCCAGTTGCCGAGTACACCGGGCCGCCGACGTGTAGGTACATGCCTTCCTTCCGCGGAAGGCGGCCCGGACCGTTTCAACCACAGGAGGAAGGTCCTATAATGCCCAAGATTGATCCCGACGAGCTGCTGGTCGTGCTGTTCAAGCATCTGGCCGTGCAGAACAGCGGCAAGACGCTGGCCGAAGGCCGACCGGTGTTTGACGACGTCGAAGTGTGCGAGATCCGCGCGCCCGGCAACAAGGACGTCAAGGTGTTTCCGGCCAGCATGTTCGCGCGCTGGCTCGACAACCCCTACACCGGCGAGCAGACCCGGCAGAGCTACGCCGAACGCTTCTCGCACCAGTACCGGCAGTTCAAGGCCAACGCGACGCAGACCAAGTCCGGCACGCCGCTCGACTTCGTGCCGTTCCTCAGCGAAGGCCGTCGCGCCGAGCTGAAGGCGCAGAACGTCTACACCGTCGAGCAGCTGGCGGCGATCGAAGGCGTCGAGCTGAAGAACCTCGGCAACGGTGGCCGCGACATGAAGAACGCCGCGATGACCTTCATCGAGGACAGCAAGACTGCGGCGCCGAACATGCAGATGCTGGCGGAGCTGGAGGCACTGAAGGCGCGCAACGCCATCCTCGAAGAGGACGCCGAGCGCCGCAAGCAGATGGCGACCAAGGAAGCCGAGAGCGACGAGTTCGAGGCGATGTCGCTCGACCAGCTGCGCGAGTACGTGACGGCCAACACCGGCCACGCGCCGCACGGCTCGCTGACGCGCAAGGTGTTGACGCGGATGGCACGCGAGGCGCAACCGAAGGCGGCCTGATATGGACCTGTCTGATGAGGAGCTGGAGCGATTGTATGAGGGGTCCAAGAACGACCACTTCATCGTCGTCGGCAGTGAAGTGCGACAGCTGATCGGAATGATCCGCCGGCTGCGCGCGAAGTTGGCGGAGCAAAAGGCGGCCTGACATGACGCTGTTGACGGTGGTGAAGGATGTTTGCGCGGTGGTCGGCGTCGCCGTGCCGACGTCCGTCATGACAGGCATCTTGGCCAACCGCACCATGCAGGAGATGCTGGCGCTCGCCAACGAGATGGCGCAGCGCATCGCCTACGATACGCGCGACTGGACGCTGTTTCGCAAGACCGTGCAGATGGTCGGCGGCACGGGGCTGGCGCTGGATCCGACCGACCCGGTGACGGTCGGCTGCTCCGTCTTCGCCATCCCCGCCAACTACAAGCGCATGCTGCTGACCGGCAACGTCTGGCGCTCGACTTCGGCGCTGTATCCGATGCGGTTCGAGCCTGACCTCGACAAGTGGCTGCAGCGCCGCGCCCTGAACTATTACGGCGTCGCCGGCGAGTGGACGATGATCGGCGGCCGCATGATCATTGCGCCGGCGCTGAGCGCGGCGATCGTCGGCCCGCCGGCGGTACCGGCGATCACGGCCTACTATCCCTACTTGGAAAAGAACTGCATCAATCTCAACGCCGGCGGTGTTGGTGATACCTTCGTGGCCGACGGCGACAGCTTCCGGCTGGACGAGCGTCTCCTGAAGCTCGGGATGGTGTGGCAGTGGAAAGCCAACAAAGGCACCAGTTACGCCGAGGACATGGGCACGTACGGTGAGGCGCTCGCGGTGGCGATGGGCCACGACAGCCCGGCGCCCATCATCGTAGGCCGCCGCCCGGCATCGGCCGGCGTCCGCACCGCCTATCCGTTCCCGGTGCCGACATGAACATGGCATCCTACCAAGGCTTCAAGCGCACCGCGGTGCCGTCACAGGTCGCGCAGCAGCTGCAGACCATCACCATCCCGGCGCCGACGCGCGGGCTGGTGCTCAACGAAAACGAGAGCTTCATGCAGCCCGGCGGCGCGCTGGTGCTCGACAACTGGCGGCCGACCATGAAGGGGCTGGCGATCCGCGCCGGCTGCGTCAACTGGGCGACGCTGCCGGAGACGACACCGGTCATCTCGATGTTTCAGTACATCAGCGGCATCAACAACCAGTTCATGTTCGCCGGCAACGCCACCAAGCTGTACAACGTCACGACGGCGTCGCCGGTCGCGGTCAAGACCGGTCAAGCATCTGGCAACTACGTCGCCAGCCAGCTGGCGAACCAGAGCGGCGACCACATGCTGGTCTGCAACGAAGCCGGCGACTTCGTGCTGCACTTCGACGGCGCGGCGTGGACGACGTTCAACGCCAGCCAGATCAACGCGGATCCGGCGATCGTGCCGCCGCCGAGCTGCCTCAACGGCCATAATCTCACTTACGTGTGGAAGTATCGCGGCCGCTACTTCTTCATTGAAGGCGGCTCGATGAATGCGTGGTACTTGCCGGCCAACGCTTTCCAAGGTCGCATCCTGCAGATCCCGCTCGCCGGTGCCGCCACCAAAGGCGGCAAGCTGCTGTGCGGATTTACGTGGAGCATCGACGCCGGCGACGGCATCGACGACAAGTGTGTTTTCATGACGGATCAGGGCGAGCTGCTGATCTTCACCGGCAGCGACCCCTCCGTTGCAGCGAACTGGCGGCAGGAGGGGAGATACGCCACCAGTGTGCCGCTCGGTATGAACTGCCACACCCCGATCGGCGGCGACGTGCTGATCGCCACCGTCGACGGCATCATCCCGATCAGTGCATCCATCACCAAAGACACTTCACAACTCGAGTTGGCGTCGATCACGCGCGCGATCAAGCCGATGTGGCGCGCGGAAGTGAACGCCAAACGCGACAAGCCGTGGACGATGGCGAAGTGGGACGAGTACGGCGCGATGTTTGTGTCGTGGCCGGGCGGCATCCCCGGCGCCTACACCATGGGCGTCGTCAACATCGCCACCGGCGCGTGGTCGCGCTACACCGGCTGGGACGCGATGTGCTTCGGCCGGTTGCGCGCGGACCTGTTCTTCGGAACGCAGGACGGCCGCATCGTGCAGGCCGACCGCAACGGCACCGACAACGCGGTCCCCTATGTCTGCATCATGGTCGGCGGCTGGGAGATGTTCTCCTCGCAGTCCGCGACGATCGTCTGGCGGCAGGCGCGCGCCAGCTTCACGGCGCGCACCGGCGAGCCGTTCCAGCCGCAGCTGTCCGCCACCACCGACTACGTGATCACCCTGCCGCCGGCGCCGTCAGCGGCACCGGATCCGGGGCCGCTGGATGTCTGGGATCAGGGCAAGTGGGGGCCGACGCCGGGTTGGACGCCGCCGTGGACGCCCGGCAACCCGCTGCCTGTGCAGGCTGCGCCGTCGGCGCCGGACATCGCCGCCTACCTGCAATGGGACCAGCCGGCGCCGGCGACGGCGACGGTGCGCAACACGATGTGGGTTTCGGTCGGTATGACCGGCTTCAGCCACGCCCCGATCTGTCAGGTGACGATCGCGCAGCAGGCGGCGCCGGATATTGAGCTGATCTCGATTGCGGCGACTTACGACAGCGCCGGCGTCAACGTCTGAGGGGTTTGAGCCATGGCTTTGTCTGCATCGTCCGGCCGACGCCTTACCCCGGAAGAGTTTTCGGCGCTGCTGGCCTCGCGCGACCCGACATACTCGAATGTTTCGATCCCCAACATCGGCCCCTACGGCACCGAAACGAGCAGGGGGCGCGAGCTGGCGCCAATGAGCAGTCTGTTCGACCCGTCCTATGGCGGTCCGGTCACCCAGAACCCGGCCGCGCCGGCACCGATAAAGGCCCCCACGGCGGAGACGACCCTGACGGCGCTGGAGACGTGCATGCTGTCCGGGCGGTCGCGCGAAGCCTGCGAGATGCGCGAGGCGATCGCCAATCAGGTGCAGCAGAACCTCGGCAGCGGCCCCGGCAACGACGGCTACGCCGCCACCCCGACCTCGCCGGACACGGTCGCGCCAGATGTAGCCGCGCCGCCGGTCGGCGTGCCCGAGGATACACCCGCGCCGCCGGCAGTAGCGCCGCCGGCAGTAGCGCCGCCGCCAGCGGAGGCCCCGACCGGGCGCGACCTCGGCGTGCGAGGTGATATTAACAACCCGGCACCAGCCACTGATGAGGACATCGGGCAGACGGTGTCGCCGAGCCAAGCAATCGGCCCCAACTCCGCCATCTCCGGCATGAATGCCGCCGCTGCGGCTAACCCCGGCGTTCAGGGGTTCGCGCCCGGCTTTGCGCCGGGCCAGATGTCCCCGGCACAGGCCGCGGCGGTCGCGTCCGCCGCAGCCAATAACGCCGTCACTCAAGCCGGGCTGGCCACGACAGGCATGCCGGGATCGCCATATGAGGGTCCGGTAGCGCCGACCGCACCGACCGCGCCGACCGCGCCGACCGCGCCGACCGCGCCGCAGAGCGTGACGCAGGATGACGTCGACGCCGCGATGGCGATCGCCATGGCCAACACGCTCGGCACCGAGGATACGAGCACGGGCTACGGCAAGGACAACAGCATAGCCGTCAACTCCGTCGAGGCGAGCACGCCACCCATGTCTCCGGCGCAGTTGGCCGACATCGGCCAAGCGCCGACGCAGGGCTGGGGCGTGCCCGGCATCAGCCCGGCGATGGCGGCCGACATCGGCACCGCGCCGACCAGCCCATCAGGCTATGCGGCCCCGAACGCCATCAGCGCCGAGGCGCAGGAGGCCGCGTCGCTTGCCGCCCAAGTCGGCATCTCCGTTGCCGAGGCGGCCGCCGCCCTCGGCTATGGCAACGCCACCACCGCCGACGGCAACACCGGCCTCGGCGTCGCGCTTGGCGGCTTTGGTCCCGGCGTAGGCCTCGGTGATGGCGTCAGCGTCGGCGACACTGGCGTGTCCCAAGGCGGCGTGGCTGTTGGTCCTAGCGGCGAAGGGCCGACTGGTCCCGGCACCGGCGTCAGCGGCGGCGACAGCAACCAAGGCGGCGTCAGCACCTCGCCCGGCGATACTGGGCAGAGCGCCGTGGGTGGGTCGACCAGCGGCGAAACCGGCGGCCTTGGTGACACCGGGCCCGGTGAAGGTGTCGGAAACACCGGCGACAGCAACGGGATGTGGTGATGGCAAACAAACAGACGCAGGCGGAAGCCAATTACGGCCGTGGCGACCCGGTCAGCCATTGCGGGATCTGCGCCTTCTATATGGGCTATCGCCGCTGTTCCAAGGTAATGGGCAACGTCAGTCCGTTCGGCGTCTCCGACCTGTTCAAGACCGAGAACAACCCATTCGGGCGGACGCTGGCGCCCGCGGAGCTGGTTGCCATCAGGCGGATGGCCGCCGACGCTGCGGATCGATCGGGAGGCTGACGTGCTCGACTACGTCTACGGCCAGAACGAGATCGTCGCGGACTTTGTCGCGAGCCTGATCCCTGAGTGTCGCGAGCGCGGCTTCGGCAAGTGCCGCGCGATCGGCATCATCGACGGCGACAGCGGCAAGCTGCTCGGCGGGCTGGTCTATCGCAACTGGTGCCCGGAGGTCGGCACGATCGAGATCTCGGGCGCGGCCGTGCCGGGCACCAACTGGCTCAGCCGGCGCACCATCAACATCATGTACGATTACCCGTTCTACCAGTGCGGCTGCCAGATGGTGATCAAGACCACCATGGCCGACAACGAGATCGTGCTGCGGATCATGGCCTCGATCGGCTTCTCCCTGCACAGGATCCACCGCCTCGGCGGCCGGTACCGCGATGGCGTCGTCGGCACATTGACGCTCGAAGACTGGGAAGCAAGTCGCTATAACATCAACCGCAAGCGCACCGACGACGCGCACGAGGAGGCCGCCTGAATGCCCTACTCCAACAGCGTCGACCAAGGCCGCAACGGCATCGCCGCCGCGCTGATGAACATCGCGCAGCCGCCGCCGCAGCTGCCACAGCAGGCGCCCTCCCAGTCGAGCCCGACGCTGCCGATGCAGCCGCCGATGATGCCGCCGCCGGGCGGACCGCCGCCCATCCCCCAGCAGGGCCAGCCGATGCCGCCGCCGTTCGCGCCGCCGGGCATGCCCGGC